TTCTCCTCTGACGAGACCATGAGCGGCAACTCTAACACTGCTTGCCCAACTGAATTCGCGGTTCGCGGATTCGTAACACGCGGCAGAATGGGTGTTGAGGCAATGGTTCCACCTAAGGGAACAACCGCACAAAGACCTGTATCCCCAATCCAGGGTGCTTTGAGATTCAACACAGATACCGCTGCCTTTGAAGGATACAATGGAACTGCTTGGGTGCCCATCGGTAGCCTGCAGAACGTAGATGTAAGTGGTACTTACACTGCATCTTCCTTCCAGACTCTCTGGTGTGATACTAGTGGTGGCGGATTCACTGTTACTCTGCCTGCATCTCCTAACAAGGGTGATGTTGTTAGAGTCCTTGACGTTGCTAAGTCCTTCGACAGCAACACACTCACGGTTGCTAGAAATGGCAAGCGCATCATGGGTGACACCGCTGATCTAACGGTAACAACTGAAGGTGCAGCATTCGATCTGATCTTCTACAACGACACATACGGTTGGAGAATCTTCTCCGTCTGATGTATACGGTACGGGGGGGACTTTGAGTTCCCCCTCTTCTTTATTATGTACGTTTATATAAATAATAGAACGAGGATTAATGTAAAAAATGGCATCCTACGGAAGTTACAAAAAGATTGTACAAGGTCAGATTATAGACGGCACCGTCCCAAACACTGCGTTGGAAGATGGTGCAGGTCTTTCTCTGAACGTGAAGTACGTTTATGGGCAACCTAATAATTGTAGTCCTGGTTGCTGCTGTCTCTGGACAGTTCCTACTGGTGTAAAGAGAGTTACATTTGAGATGTGGGGATCTGGTGGCAATGGTCACGGATTCTGCTCATGTAACCGTTGTCACCACTATAAGGGTTCTCAGGGTGGATACTACAACACTAAGACAATTAGTGTTCAAGGTGGTTGGACTTATACTATTTGTGCTAGTGGTGTTTATCGTTGTTGCTCTAGAGAGTGTCAAGGATGTAGAGGATGCACATCTTATGTCAATGGATGTAATTTGAGTAATTTCTGTGCAATTGGTGGTGAGAGAGGTCAAGCAGAGACTAGTTGGTCTACTGTTTGTAACTCAACCAACGAATGTTGCCGTGAAGGTGCTCATAATGGTGGTGACTTTGGAATGGGTAATCACAGTGGTCACTGGGGTGGATCTCCATTCTGCCACTGTAATTATCAGTGGACTTGTACCACTAATGCACCATTCCTTGCAGGTGGATCTGGAGCAACTGAAGCTCTGGTTAACTGCTGGGTTCGTTGTGGATGCTGGCATGTACCTTACGGAACAGGTGGACAGGGTGGTATGACTACCTACTGTGGATCCAGTTGCTGTGGTACTGGTGGCATGGGAGGCGGTGGTCTCGTCAAAATTACATACATCTGATAGGAGAGTTAAAGTAAAATGGCTTCTTACGAAAGTTATAAAAAGATTAATGCTGATGGTATTGTAGACGGTGGTGTAGAAGCTGCCGACTTCAGCACTGCTCTCAACGCTACCTATGGTGTTAAGTGGTTTTACGGATCCCCTGGAGCAACAACATCTGGTTGCTGCTGCCTTTGGACAGTTCCTACTGGCGTAAAGAAACTCTATATTGAAGTATGGGGTGCTGGTGGTAATGGTTCTGGATACTGCTCATGTAACCGTTGTCAGCACTATAGAGGTTCTCAGGGTGGTGCATATAACTCTAAAACAATTTCTGTTCAACAGGGTTGGACATATACTGTTTGTGCTGCAGGAGTCTATCGCTGCTGCTCTAGAGAGTGTACTGCATGTGAAGGTTGCTCTTCTTATGTAAATGGATGTAACTTAAGCAACTTCTGTGCCAAAGGTGGTGACAGAGCATATGCAAACACCTCCTGGAATACCTTATGTCACGGTGTTAATGGTTGCTGCAAAGGACCTAATGACCAGAACGGTGATTTTGGAATGGTAAGTTATTCTCCAGGATGGTCTGGTGCTGAATTTGTTTATGACAGAGGATTCTGCCACTGCTATTCTCAATCTCACTTTGCATCTGGTGCTGCAAGAATTGGTACAGTTGCTCAAATGGCTATCAGAGAGTGTTGGACACGCTGTGGTTGCTGGGCAGTTCCATATGGTAATGGTGGACAAAGTGCGATGACTACTTATTGTGGACGTTGCTGCGGACAAGGTGGAACGGGTGGAAGTGGTCTGGTTAAAATCACATACTTCTGATCAATAAATAGAACTATAGAGAGCGTCAACAATGGCACAGTATTCAAATTATAAAAAAGTATCTGGGTCTACCCTACCCGCACAGTCTATTACTGCATCTCAGTTGCAGACCGCAGGATTAGACACTTGGAATGTCAAGTGGTTCTATGGTAGAGCTTGCGCTTGCACTACTGGTTGCTGCTGTCTCTGGACAGTTCCTACTGGTGTCAGAAGAATGACCATTGAGATGTGGGGCGCTGGTGGTAGTGGTCAGGGTGCCTGCTCTTGTAACCGCTGTCAAAACTATCGCGGTGCTCAAGGTGGATACTATAACTCTAAGACAATTGATGTACAAGCAGGTTGGACATATACCGTCTGTGCTGCTGGAGTCTATCGTTGTTGCTACAGAGAGTGTGTTGGATGCTGTGGTTGTGCATCTTATGTAAATGGTTGTAACCTGTCTAACTTCTGTGCTATTGGTGGACACGGTGGTATTGGATGTAATAGTTGGGCAATCAATTGCCACTCCTACATGCCTTGTTGCTTAGGACCTACCGCTAACAATGGTGACTTTGGAATGGGTAACCACATGGGTGGATACTGGACTCCAAAGAGTGTCTTCTGCCATTGCCATGGTAGATATAATATTCCAACTTCCGCTCCATTTATTGGAACCAACGTTATGCAGGGTCTCCAATTCTGCTGGATTCGTTGTGGTTGCTGGACTGTTCCTTATGGTCACGGTGGGCAGAGTGCATTGACTGATCAGTGCGGCAGATGCTGTGGTCAAGGTGGTATGGGTGGTCCTGGTCTTGTCAAGATTACTTACGTCTGATATAATAAAGATTCCGTGTGAAGGAAGTGGAGGGGGTGCTAACCGCACCCTCTTTTTTATGAATTGTTATAAATAACAACGAGGGAGTACACCTGCACAAAACAGAGGAAATCTATTATGGCAACACAACAAATTAGAGTAGAGTATGATCTTGCTCTGCCAAACGAATTTTTAGTCGATCATGGCACTTCTGATGGAAATACTCGTCAGGCAGTGTATGATGGACCAGACAAGATCTATCTCCAAATTGGTGCTGACGGAACTGAAGTTGGCGGTCCTCTGATTGAGGATGATATTGCTGATGGTCGTCCAATGCCAGCATACTGTGTTGATTGGTTGGAAGTTGATTGCGCTACCAATCATCTGATTTGTCAACTTAGAGGACCAGTTGTTAATGAGTTAGAAGAGGAGTATACTGGCGAGACTGTTCATCCAGAATCTCCAGAGATTGAGGGATATCCCCAGTTCTCTTATGGCACACCAATCATGCCTGAAGATATCTATGATAAGAATAGATTGACCGTAACTGATGGAGAAATCTCGGTTCATAGATATACTCTTCCAGAAAAACTGCTTGATAGAGAGACCCTTCTTACTTGGGATGAAATTCGTACAAAGAGAAATGAAGCACTTGAGGGAACTGACTCAAGACAAGCTAGTGATATGCCAGCAGCACTTCAAGAAGAGTGGAGAGTTTATCGTCAAAGACTGAGAGATCTTCCTGCTATTTTAGAAGCAGCTGGTGTTTCACCTAGCATTGCATACTATATGTTCCCTGAAGCTCCAGGCGGAGCAACTCCAGTTAATGGACCATCCCTGTGATATAGATTAACTTTATGGTTGAAGATTTTAAGATTTACAAATTTGATTATATTAAAGACAATCAACCCGAGATCATCGAGACAGCAATGCTTTGTCGAGATGGTCTCATCTCCGATGGATTTGGAGACACTACATGGAGTTATTATTTGTATAATATCTTCAGTGTCTCCTCTCCATCTTTACATTATCTGAATATCTTTAGGAGACTTAGAGATATAATTAGGGAGAATGTAAAGGAAGATAATATT